AGAGCATATCTACGCCCAATGATTGCCGAGAATAACGGCTGGCAGATATTCATCACTACTCCCCGTGGACGTAACCACGCCTATACAACCCTCAAAGCAGCCGAGAAAGACCCAGATAGCTTTGCCCAGATACTAGACGCAACTGAAACAGGCATATGGTCTAAAGCCCAGCTCGACAAGATGCTAAAGGAGTATGTTGCTGAGTTTGGCGAGGATTATGGTCGAGCCAAGTTCGAACAAGAGTATCTATGCTCGTTCGAGGCTGCTAACTTGGGTGCTATTCTGGCTAGGTCTATTGGAATAGCAGAGAAAGAAGGCCGCGTCAGTGATGAGGTAGAGTTTGACCCCGATGGCGCACCGTTAGAGATTAGCGCAGATATAGGACGAAGAGATACTGCTACTTGGTGGTTCTGGCAGCCCAAGATAGGCGGGTATTCAATCGTAGATCATGACAGCGGTTGGGGCATAGACGCAGAGGAATGGTGCTACCGCCTGCAAGACAAGATAAAGCAATATGAACTAGCTGGCAAAAAGACCGCGCTCGGTAAAATATGGCTACCCCATGACGCTAGGGCTAAAACCTTCTCTGCTAAACGCAGTGCCGTAGAGATATTCATAGATAACTTCGGCTCTGACCATGTGGCAATTACGCCTAATAGCCGAATAGCTGACAGAGTAAACGCTGCCAGGGTGCTAATCCCAAGAATTGAGTTCAACGAGACAAAGTGCGAGAAAGGGCTGGATGGCCTTAGATCATGGAGCTATGAGTATAACGAAGAAACCAAGATATTCAGCTCCGAACCCGTGCATGATTGGGCCTCGCATGATGGTGATGGCTTTAGCTATGGCTGCCTGATAATGCAGCAGGTTGCACCTCCCAAGCCCAAAGACCCGCCATTAAGAGGTGTAATGGTAGGAACGCCTAGCGTAAGTATCGAGGAGATGTGGAAGTCCACACCCAAGCAAAGGTCAAAGATTTAGCATTTATTGCACAAATTTGCACAATTTAAGCAAAAAAAGCATATAATTATGCAACTAGTTCGCCGTGAGGCAGAAGGGTGTTAATTATGTCAGGTGTCAATTATCCATACGAGTTTGCCTATGAAACGGTTGCAGTCTCTCAAACCGCACAGGTTTTAGGTACAGCAGGCGCAACAGGCGATTATATCCATCGTTTGATTATCTCAGTATCTACCGCTGCTACTAGCACGGTGGCATTGCTGGATAGCACAACCTCAATACCCATTATGGCAGCGACTGCCCCGATTGGGGTTTATATAGTTGACCTAGCCATGGCCTCAAAAAATGGCCCGTGGAAAGTAACCACAGGCGCAGGCGCTACTGTAATCGCAGTGGGTAAGTTTAGCGTTTAATCATGCTGTTCAATTAGGATGGTATGAGAATGTCTAAAACAGAAAAGCCAAAAGATACCGCGCAACAATGGATTAAAGCCATTGCCACTTATGACAAAGAGTTCAACAAGTGGGAGAAGCGCGTAGAGAAAATCCTAAAACGCTACCGTGATGACCCTCAAAACTCCAGAGGGTATAACCTAGCCAAGTTTAATATTCTCTGGTCTAACGTGCAGACAGCAATCCCTGCCGTTTATTCACGCCTTCCACAGCCTGACGTATCCCGTAGATTCAAAGACAATGACCCCGTAGGACGAGTGGCGGCTATGCTGCTGGAGCGTGCGTTATCCTATGAGATCGACCATTACCCAGACTACCGAGCATCCATGGAGCAGGTGGTACAAGACCGTTTTCTAGGTGGACGAGGTGTCTCTTGGGTAAGGTACGAACCTCACATCTCTGTAATGGAAGGCCCAGACGATGGCTTGCAGGTTACCGAGGACACAGACGAGTCCGAGACAGAGGGAAATGAGGTTATCGAGTACGAGTGCTCACCTTGTGATTATGTCCACTGGAAAGACTTTGGTCATACTGTAGCTCGTACATGGGAAGAAGTAACAGCCGTATGGCGTAAAGTTTACATGAGCCGTGAAGCTCTGGTAGAACGCTTTGGCGAAGAAGTTGGTTATAAAGTCCCCCTTGATACCAAACCTGATGAGATGAAAAAATCCGCAGGTGATGGCGATATGTACGAAGCTGTCATCTATGAGATTTGGGACAAGTCCAGCAATAAAGCCTATTGGCTGAGTAAATCACTTGGCCAGATTGTAGATGAGAAAGAAGACCCGTTAGAACTGGAGAACTTCTGGCCATGCCCACGCCCTTTGTTTGCAACCCTGACCAATGATAGCCTAGTACCAACCCCTGACTTTGCACTGTATCAAGACCAGGCGAACACTCTAGACGTGATTGCTGACCGCATCGAGGGATTGATTAAAGCCCTCCAGGTTAAGGGCGCTTACGATGCTTCCGTACCAGAACTAGCCCGTATATTCACTGAGGGCGAGTCTGGAACGATGATCCCGGTAACAAACTGGATGGCATTCAGTGAGAAAAACGGGCTTGCTGGGTCAATGAGCTTAGTAGAACTCCGCCCTATCTATGAAGCCTTGAATGCTCTGTACCAAGCAGCCGAAGTGCAGAAGTCACAGATTTACGAGATAACCGGACTATCCGATATTATCCGTGGCCAATCAGACCCAAGGGAAACAGCCGAAGCCCAGAAAATGAAGGGCAATTTTGGCTCTATGCGCCTTCGTGCCATGCAGATGAAAGTAGCTCAATTCGCCACTGAACTCCTGCAAATCAAAGCCCAGATCATTTGCAAGCATTACCAGCCCGATTCAATAATCAAGATAGGTGGCGCTGCTGAACTGTCAGAAGTTGACCTGCAATTAGTTCCCCAAGCTATCCAACTGTTGAAGTCTGCCGATACCGCATCGTTCAGAATTGATATTGCAGCCGATTCAATGGTGCAGATGGATGAGGTACAAGAGAAAGCCGACAGGGTAGAATTCCTGCAAGCTGCTGCTTCGTTCTTTAAAGAAGCCCTACCAGTAGGCCAGCAAGTGCCAGAAATGACCCCTTTGCTGATGGCTATGCTCAAGTTTGGCGTGACTGGGTTCAAGGTAGGCAAGACGCTGGAAGGGGAGTTTGATTCTACCGCTGACAAGCTCAAACAAGCATCGGAACAGCCTAAACAGCCACCAGTAGACCCAGAGCAGATTAAGGCCCAGTCTGCTATGCAAATAGCCCAGATGGAATCCCAGCTTGAAGACCAAAGGCATCAGAGAGAACTGGCCGCTAATCAGCAAGCCGAGCAAGTAAAAGCGCAGGTTGCAATGGAAGTCGAGCGATATAAGCAAGAAGTCCAAGCCCAACAAGTGCAGCAACAGAACGAGATACAAGCTCAAAGGGAAATGCAGAAACAGCAACTTGAATCGGCAGCGGAAGAACGCAGGGCCGCCATTGAGATGCAATTCAAGCAACAAGAGATGGATTTTGAGCGATACAAGGTAGAGATGGAGTACCGCAAAGCAATTGAAGTAGCGGAAATATCGGCACAAGTTACCCTTAGTCAGCAACAAGCATCCGCAGCTACTCAAGCCTCTGAGGGTAAGGATGTGACATCGAAGGATGACGGTAACTCTCAATTGCTAACAGCGATTGTTGACCATATCTCACGGCCCAAGAAGGTAATCCGCGATCAAAACGGCAAGATTTCAGGAGTTGAATAATGGCAATCACACTAAACACCACACTTCGCAGCGCACGAGCAACGGCAATAGTCACAGAGGCAGGAGCAAGCGCGCAAATCAAGTTTTATACATCGGCCTATGCTTTGTTGCTAGGAACGCTTACTTGTGGTGCAACGCTAGGAACAGTATCTAACGGCGTTTTGACGTTTGGAGCAATCACCCAAGATTCAAGCGCGGACAATAGCGGGACATTTGCTCTGGCTCGTATATACAAGTCAGACGGCACTACTATGGTAATTGAAGGCCTGACTGTTGGAACAGCAGCTACTGACATTATTATGAATGCTGCTGCCGCTACTGCTGGCGCTGCCATTTCGATGAGCGCGGCCACAATCACGGAAGGCAATGCTTAAATGAAACACACCCATTCAGATAAGCTGGAACGCTGGCTTGGTGCAGAGAAGGTCGCGCAACTCAGCAAGGATTTTGGGAAATTCTATTACCCCATAGCCCTGCATGGTGTTCCGGGAAATGTACGTGTCATGCCTGGCGGAGACTTTACCGGCGAGATCAGGGCCGGCGAGTTCATGTCCGCGCAAGACGGCGCTGCCGTGGTGATGAAAAAGCTTAAAGCTGTTGCAGAGCAGAAGGCTAGTAAGAACCGCGCAATGGCAACCATGCTTGAGATGATAAGGGCTGGTGATAAACGCATGGCTTCTGTAGGTGCATTTGCTTCCATTGATGCGGTTGTTGCCGCAGCAACTGGTGGCAAAGCACAGACGCTGATGTTTATGAAAACAGGCACGGCCTCTAATGCCATTGGCAACGGCGAGGATTTGTGGATTGCTGCTGGAACTCCTACGGCTGGCGCTGCTGGTAGTGCGGCACCAGGAGGCAGAGCTTGTACCGCAGCAACAACAGGTGCTCTGGGTTACGTCAACGTAGGCGCAGCAAACTCTGGGCATTACCTGAACTGGGCGCTGTCTTCATCGGTAATCAATAACAGCCTGATGCTGTATGACAGATTATTTGATGTTGCCAAGACCATGAACAGCACGGCAACTGAGGCTGTGACTGGACTTCCTACCCGCTATCAGAATACAACCGCTGGCACTGTTGACTATATCGGAGGCAACTTCTGCTTCCCGATGATTCCAACAACCGTGCTGCCAGCCACGGCCCATAACTGGGTAACTTGTACATACCTTGACCAAGGCAACGCTGCAAGCACATTCCTATCTGGCACTGGCGTATCAGCTTGTACGGTAGGCGGAATTGACCTTGCTGCTGGAGACTGGTTTTTTGACCTTGCTGCTGGTGATAACGGCGTAAAAGGTCTGACCCAGATGCAATGCTCTGCCGCAGTAGCAACTGGGACGGTTACTTTTGTAATTGCTCATCCTATCGCTATTAATGCCTGCCCTGTTGCAAACTTGGCTTGCGTGGATGATGGCTTGTATACAGCCTTGAGCCTGACCCCAATCCTCGACAATGCCTGCCTGTCATTCCTTGAGATGCCTAAACCCGCCACCACTGCCACAACATACTCTGGCAGGGTAATGACAGTGAGCGAATAATGCGTAATGACTGGTTCTTAAAGGGCCGGACGGTATCCAGAAAAACCCGGATACTTGCAGCCAAGTCCGGTGGTTTAGAGCCAGCAGTATTGCCGATAAAAAGCGGAACGGCAAGCCCTGATGCAACTGGAACGCTTGCGTTTACCACAGGTGGAATAACCTTTGCAGGTAGCGGATTAGAGACAATAACCGGAACTCTAACCGCTACGCTCGGGACTATAACATTTGCTGGAAGTGGGTTAGTTACTGAAACAGGAACACTTTCCTTTACTACGGCAGGAATCACATTTGCAGGGAATGGTAGTGTTTCAAGCGCATCCGTAGACGGCATATTAGCTTTCACAACTGGCGATATTACCTTCGCTGGCAGTGGCACAGAGACAGAAACAGGAACTTTAGCATTTACCACAGAAAGCGTGCAGTTTGCAGGAAGTGGGTTAGTTACAGAGACGGGGATTCTAGCATTTACGACTGATAGCATTGCGTTTGCTGGTTCTGGAACGGAGACTATAACTGGCGCACTGGGTGCTACACTTGATGGAATCCAATTTGTTGGCAATGGTAATGTAGTAACAGCAGACACAGATGGAACACTGGCATTTACTACAGAAGGCATCTCATTTGTAGGCAGGGCGCAGATTGTTTATGCCAGAGACACGCACGACGGCTTCACAAAGAGAGAACAGCGCAAGTCTTCAATTAAAAAGCGCGATGAGAAGCTAAAGCAAGAGATACTAAAGCAATTCGAAAGGATTATTGAAGGCAAGATTGATAATCCTCAAGAGGTAGAAGCGTTAAAAGGTGAGATATACTCAACTGACCACCTTGACAAGGTGCTAATCGCTGAACTCTTGGCAAAGCTGGATAGTTTAGAGCTTCAATTGATCGAGATTGACGAAGATGACGAAGAATCGCTATTGATGTTAATGTGAGGATATATGCAAACAGTAAGTGATTTAGGCGTAAACCGTGAAGAATACCTAGAGGCCTGGAACATCAAGCCAGAGGATGCAGAAGAAGCGTGGAACGCAAAACTGAGATTGGATGAAAAGGCTGCACGAAATGACGGTAAAATTATACCTAATTTCGGAATTATCCCTGAAATTCAACCATATCGTAGTCAAATTGACGGTAGTATGATAACATCACGCACACAACATCGGAACCATCTAAAGAATAATGGCTGTATTGAGGTTGGTACAGAGAAACAGCAGCCAAAGAAGCGGGAAGAACCAAAAGGCCTCAAAGACGCAATTGGCAAGGCTGTTTATCAACATTTGAAATAGGAGTATTAATTATGGCACTTTCTAAAGACGTATTGGGCGGTGGTTTTTCGGCTGGTCAGGCTAAAGCCTTGGGCGGCAATTACCAAGCTGTAACTGCTGTTGGTTCAGCACAGACAGACGCTGCAACACTTAGCGCATCTAACTGCGTGGTAGCTTCGGCTAACGGCACTACTGGCGTGATCCTCGCTGGCGAGATTGGTGATTCGGTTTGGGTGTTTAATAACTCAGGCTCTACCCTGAAAGTTTACCCTAACACTGGCGCAGCTATTGCCGTGCCTGGAACTGGTCTGGGTTCAGCCAATGCTTCGTATGCCCATACCACTTACGCAGTAGTTGAGTACAAGAAAATTACCTCTACTCAATGGCTGCCTAAAAAGAGTGCTTAATTAGTTTTAATCTAACGCCGTGAGGCGCTGACCCGAAAGGGATAGGAGAAGTAAATGGAAAACTCGCAAACTACTTTGCGTGATGCGTTAACAGCCAGCTTCGATCAAGTGACCGAGGCTGACCCAATTCAAACCGAACAGCCAGCACAAACCATCGAGGCGGTAGAAAAGCCCCGTGATGAGCAAGGCAAGTTCGCTCCTAAAGAGACTGAGGCAAAGGCTGAGATTCAGCCTGAGGTAGCAGAAGAAAAGCCTCAGAACCTCAGACCCACGACTTGGAAGAAAGAATACCTCCCTATTTGGGATAAGCTTTCCGCTGGTCAGGCTTTGACCCCAGAGGAGGCCACTAAACTGGCAGCATATAGCCAGCAACGTGAGAATGAATACAAAACGGGTGTTTCTACCTATAAGGCAGAAGCCCAGCAAGCCAAGATGCTCCAGGATGCAATTGCGCCATTTGTGCCTGATTTGCAATCCCAGAACATCGCGCCACAACAGTTTATCCAGAACTTGGGTAATGCTCATATGGCACTGGTTAAAGGCACGCCAGAGCAAAAGATCAATATCTTTGCAAAGCTGGCCCAAGAATACGGAGTACCTCTAAACGCTATTGCTCACACCCAGCAAGGCGGGCAGGTAGACCAAACGACTATGCAGCTAATGCAGGAACTTCAAGCCCTCAAAAGCCAAGTTTCAGGTGTAGCTGGTTGGAAAGAGCAGCTCGAAAATCAAAAGATTCAAGAGCAGCTTTCAGAATACTCTGATGCTGAAAAGTATCCGTATTTTGAAATGGTACGAGGCAACATGGCTCAAATCCTTGAGTCAGGTAAAGCTCAAACCTTAAAAGAAGCCTACGAGATAGCATCCGAGCCACTAGAGACTATGCTTAACCAGCGACTAGAACAAGTCAAGGTTGCACAGCCTCATGTGAACACGGAAGCCGTCAAGCAGGCTAAAGCTAAAGCCGTATCGACAAAATCCTCTACTCCTAGCGGATCGGTTGTAACAGCCTCAGCAAAGGACAGGCGCTCTTTGTTATCTGAAGCAGTGGATAACTTAATGGGTGGCGCTAGAGTTTAAATCTGATTCAAGGAGAATATTATGGCTTTCGCCAACAGTGCAATTACAGACATCATCGCAACAACCATCCAGTCCCGCTCTGGTGAGCTGGCCGACAACTTGACAAACAACAACGCACTGCTGCGCCGTCTCAAGGCTAAAGGCAATGTGCGTCCTTTCAGTGGCGGTAACGTGATTTTGGAAGAAATCATGTATAACGACACATCGACCAACAACGCTAACTCGTACAGTGGCTATGAACTGATTAATATCTCACCTGACAGCCCCATCAGTGCTGCACAGTTTGCGATTACTCAGTATGCTGACGCTGTTACTATGTCCGGCTTGGAAGGTCTGCAAAACTCCGGCAAAGAGCAAATCATCGACCTGCTGGATGGCCGTATGAAAGTATCCGAAGCCCGTCTGCTGAACCGTATCGCAGGTGATATCTATCTTGACGGTACAGGCAACGGTGGTAAGAATATCACTGGTCTGGCTGCTGCTGTGCCTGATGATCCTACTACTGGCACTTATGGCGGTATCTCTCGCTCTACTTGGTCTTTCTGGAAATCGGCAAAGTATTCTGGCGCAACAGATGGCGGTGCAGCAGTAAGTGCTTCCAACATCCAGCAATACATGACCACCTTGGCCCTGCGTCTGGTTCGCGGTAATGACAAGACCGACCTGATCGTGGCTGATGGTAACTACTATGGCCTGTATGTGAACAGTCTCCAAGCAATTCAGCGTATCACTTCTGAGAGCGATGCAGCAGCAGGTTTCGCTTCCCTCAAGTTCTACGGTGGTGGCATGGCTGCTGATGTGGTAATGGATGGTGGTATCGGTTCCTCGGCTACGGCTAACCATATGTGGTTCCTGAATACTAACTACATCTTCCTGCGCCCACATAAAGATCGCAACTTCGTGCCAATCGGTGGTGAGCGCCAAGCTGTCAACCAAGACGCGATTGTTAAACTGTACGGATGGGCAGGTAACCTGACCTGTTCCGGTTCGCAGTTCAACGGCGTACTTATTGCGTGATAACCCACTAAACATAAAGGAAAAATATCATGGCTTACTCGATTACTACCCCTCAAATGGGCTGGGTTCAAATTGCAAACACTGACTCTGGTGTTTTGCCTCCAGTCGCCGTATCCAGCGGCTCAACAACTTACATTCCTACACCTCCTTTGGTGCCTGGCATGATTGTAGAAGCGACTGACCCAACATACGGCACAGCAGAATTCATCCTGTTGGCTGGTGTTGCGTCTACTGCTGTGGGTTCGGTGGTTACTTACAATACCACCAGCTTCACAACTGCTCTGGCTCCCGTAGGTGCTAACAAGCCACAACCAATTGCAATCGCAATGTCTGCCAATACCTCCGCAACAACTTGGGGTTGGTATCAGATTAGCGGTGTTGCAGTGGTTAAGAAAACTTGCACAGTTTCTCTGGCTGCTGGCGCTACCGTGGGCATTCTGACCGCTGGCCTGATCGCTGGTACAGGTTCCGGTAAAGAGGTACAGGGCGCTCTGGTGTCTGCTGTTGCTTCCGCTACTGCTGGCCGTACTACTGTTCAGGTAGTGGTTAACCGTCCGCACATGCAGGGAAGGGTCAGCTAGATTGATGTAGAAGTATCCAGCCCCTTCTCTGAGGGGGCTGTGTAAATCTACAACAGGAGTAAAAATGCAGCTCCCCTATAGCAATCTCCAGATTACCCATCACAATCCGGGCGCAGCACATCCGCTAATTTTGCCCATTCACGTCATATGCAATACTGACGATGAAGTTATAAATGACAATATCCGCATCAATTCCCGTAGACCCGGCAAATGGCAGCAATTAGAAGCAGAGCATTATCGCAAGGCTATCCTTTGCGGTAGCGGGCCTAGTTTGGCTGATAACGTGAATAAAATCCGCCAATGGCAAGAAGAAGGCGGGGTTGTCTTTGCTATGAATGGCGCGGCTAAATTCCTGTTTGAGCGTGGTGTATTGGCTGACTATCAAGTGATGATAGACGCACGGGAAGAAACGGCTGATTTAGTTGGGCCAGCCAAACAGCATTTGATTGCTTCCCAATGTCATCCTAAATGCTTTGAAAAAGCCCCCAATGCGATTGTATGGCACTTGCAGATAGAAGGCATAGATGAGCTACTCCCTGAGTATAAAGACGACTACTGCCTGATTGGAGGCGCTGCTAGTGTTGGGAATACCGCCACTTGTCTGGCGTATGCCATGGGTTACAGGCAACTAGAGATTTACGGCTATGATTCCTCTAACAAGGGCGAAAGTTCGCACTCTTTCCATCAAAAGATGAATGACGGAGAGCCAATGGCATCCGTGAGATTCGGTGGAAAAGACTATATTTGCAGTCTTACCATGAAGCTGCAAGCCGAGAAGTTCATGGATACAGCCCGCATTCTTATGTCTTATGGGGTTAAGATTAACGTACATGGATACGGATTGCTCCCTGATATGTGGAAGGCTTGGGACAGCATCGAAGAACTCGGAGAGCAGGCTAAATATGAGCTGATGTGGACTCACCCAGAATACCGAGAAGTAGCGCCTGGTGAGCTATGCGCGCAAATCTTTATTGATAAGTTTAACCCTTCTGGCAAGGTGATAGACTTCGGATGTGGTACTGGCAGGGGCGCATTGAAGCTGAAAGAGCATGGATGCGATATGCTTTTGCTAGACTTCACTGACAATTCCCGCGACTTGCCAGCCAAAACACTTCCGTTTAAACGGGTAGACCTAACACAGCAATTTGATGTGCCAGAGGCCAATTATGGGTATTGCACCGATGTAATGGAGCATATCGAGCCTGAAAAGGTAGCTGATGTTATATGTAATATAATGGCGCATTGCAATAAGTGTTTCTTTCAAATCTCAACAGTTCCCGATTCAATGGGTGTGCTAATTGGCCAAGATTTACACTTGACTGTTAGACCTTTGAAGTGGTGGGGGGATTTGTTTAACAGTTTGGGCTACAGTGTCGAATGGTCAGAGGATCAAAGCATTGCGGCTCTTTTTTATGTAACAAAGGCGTAAGACTGACCGCCCTTAGTCAGTCAACCTAACTACTTAGGAGTTTCAAATGGCAATGATCGCAAGCGATGCAGATAACCCTCAATTCCAAGGCGCACACAACCCAGATTCACGTCTGGCTGTACGGTTTTACGTTCGTGCAGTAGAAAACGCATACGAGACAGCAGCACAAGGACGCCCTATCTTTACAGATGTGGACTATGTGGAGATTTTCGTACCAGGCGACAATAACACCATTATCGACCAGCCAGTGCGGGAAGACCATAAAAAACGTTTCCCGATTCAATGGGCGCACTTCCAGAACCAGCACGCTAAAGATACCCGCGAAATCGGCACACCTTTGGCAGAATGGCCACAAATCACTAAATCACAGGGCGAAGAACTCCGAGCATTGAAGTTCTACACTGTAGATTCAGTGGCAAACGCTTCAGACCAGAACATTATGCGTCTTGGAATGATTGCCGGTATGTCACCCTATATGTTCCGTGAAAAAGCCCAGCAATTCCTGAAAATGGCCTCCGGCGTAGCAGTGGCAAATGAAGCGGAACACCATGCTAAAGAAGTAGAGGCAAAGAATGCAGAACTTGCAGCCAAACTTGCCGAAAATAATGCTACAATTGCACTATTGCAAGCGCAAATGGCTCAACTCCTTGAGTCCGCTAATCAACCAGCTAAACGAGGCCGAAAGGCGAAGGAAGCTGTAGAGGAATAAAGGGGTGTTAAATGAGTTCAACCATGCTGCAATTGATACAACAAGCCACCGGAGAGATGGGGCTTGCTGTTCCGACTTATGTCGCTGGCAATACTAATCAAGATACTGTCCAGCAACTAGCCCTAATCAATGCAGCAGGGCGTGAACTCTCCCGCCAATACCCTTGGCAAGCTCTTAACAGGCAGCACATTATTACGGTTGAGTATTACACAATTACCGCCGATACCACATCGGGGTCAACAAGTCTTACTAATTGCTCCTCTATTGCAAGCATAGACTCCACATTTCAGATTTCTGGGGCAGGGATTAACCAAGCCACTTATGTGACGGGGACGCCTTCCGGCACTACTATTACCCTGACACAACCCGCAACATCATCAAATACTACCGCAACATATACGCTAGGCAAGGTCAAGTATTCCATGCCTTCTGACTTTGACCGGCAGATTAATAGAACCCATTGGGACAAGTCTAAACACTGGGAAATGCTCGGCCCTGAAACTGCCCAGCAATGGGAATGGATCATCTCGGGTTATATATCTACAGGGCCACGTATTAGGTACAGGATATTCAATAATTACTTCCAGATATGGCCGCTGGTATCAACTGCCGAGGTTTTAGGTTTTGAATATGTGTCTAATGGTTGGGCTTATGACGCAGGAGGAACTGCAAAGACCTCCTTTACGGTTGATACTGATACCTGCATGTTTTCTGACAGCTTGATGGTTTTGGCGCTGAAAAAGAAGTATTTTGAAATTAAAGGCTTTGACTTCACCCCATTTGCTAAAGACTTCGAGCGCGAACTACAAATAGCCAAGGCAAACGATGGCGGTGCCCTTACCTTGAGCATGAACCCACGTATTAGCACGATTCTTATTGGGTGGACTCAAATTCCTGATTCGGGCTATGGGAGTTAAGCATGGACGAGCGTACTAGGCTGATGATTGTTAGCGCCTTGCGAAATCCAGATTCAAGGCGTGTGATGGATATGCTTAATCAACCTAATTCCAATTATGACAATTTGCCGGATAAATTAGGAATCAGGAGTTATTCAGCCCCAACTCCAGCGCCACATAGACTACCAACTGCAAGCGGCCAAGATTTAGGCGGGGTGTCTTTGGATGCCAGAGCTGATAAATTGTCCCTTCAAAATGACGGGAAAATAGGTAATGGCTCTTATTATGCCGAGCTGAACAAACCATTCAACGGCGATATTAACGCACGGTTAAAGTATCTATTACCACATAAGAATGGATATTTTGAAGCCAACGGAGATTTAAAGCCGGGCAATTCATCATTTTTTGTAAACTATAAGACTAATTTCTAATGAGACCTTCCGCCAGATCAGTATCAGTCCCCGCGCCTGTAGGTGGATGGAATGCCAGAGATTCTCTGGCAGATATGCCTGCCACCGATGCAGCATCAATATCTAACTGGTTCCCAACCACTACGGATTTGATGATACGCAAGGGATATACTCAATTTGCAACAGGATTGGGCGCACAAGTAGAGACTTTAATGCCTTATTCGGGAGGATCAACTGATAAGCTATTTGCTGGCGTAGCAAATGGCAATGTTTACGATGTAACGTCAGGCGGTGCAGTAGGTGCTGCGGTAGTAACTGGCCTGAGTAATGGCAGATATGAATATCAGAACATTTCTACATCTGGCGGTAATTTCCTGTTATTTGTTAATGGCACTGACAAGCTAAGAGGATATGACGGTGCATCATGGTGGACTGATGGGGACGGTACTCATGACATAACCGGATTTGATACCGCAACAGCCTATAATATCAATCTGTTTAAAAACCGCATCTGGATGGTGAAGAAGAATACCCTTAGTGCTTATTATCTCCCAACTTCATCTATTGCAGGCGCTGCTGCTGAATTCCCCCTTCAATCCATAGCTAGAAAAGGCGGTTATCTGGTAGATATTTGCCCGTGGACTATAGATGCAGGATACGGTGTAGACGATTTACTGGCCTTTATTACAAGCAAAGGCGAGATTATCTTGTATAAAGGTACTGACCCTTCTTCAATAAATACTTGGGCTTTGGTGGGAGTTTGGGAAATCGGCGCTCCGGTTGGTAAACGGTGCTTGATGAAGTATGAAGGCGATTTGCTGGTGATTGGACAGGATGGCTTATCACCAATGTCTGCCGCGCTTCAATCATCTAGGGTTAATCCAAAGGTTCAGCTAACCGACAAAATACAATGGGCTGTATCTGATGCAGTGACAAACTATGGCTCTAATTTCGGATGGGAAACGCTATATTACCCAAAACAGAACATGCTGATTATGAATGTGCCTGTTAATACGGGTTCTGGTCAAGAGCAGTATGTAATGAATACCATCACAAAGAACTGGACAAAGTTCAGCGGATGGGCTGCAAATACTTGGTGCTTATTCCAAGACAATCCGTATTTCGGCGGTAATGGGTTTGTTGGAAAAGCATGGGATACCTATGCCGATAACGGGACAGATATAACTACCGTGGCGGCGCAGGCATTTAGCTATCTTGGATCGCCTGGTCTTTTAAAACGATTTACCATGATTCGTCCTATCCTTAACACAGACGGAAGCCCTGGCGTTCTAGCTAATCTGAATATTGATTTTGAGATCAGTACAGCATCTTCTCCAGTTTCAACCACTCCAGTTACGGGTGCCGTATGGGACACAGCAACATGGGACTCAGGCATATTTTCTGGCGGACTGGCTATAACTAAACTTTGGCAGGGTGCTACCGGAGTAGGTTATGCGGCAGGGACGCAGCTAACATGCGCCGCAAATGGTATTCAATTGCGATGGGTGTCTACGGATATAGTCTTTGAGCAAGGGTCTATCTTGTAATGTTTCAGCTAATCTTTGATGAGTATTCGCAAGCAGAGCTAAAGCAGTGGATTGAAGAAAGAACAGGTAATAAATATCAGCGCGACAAGTACCTAGGGATAGCAAAAGATGGTAATATAACAGCATGTTGCGGATATGAGTGTTTTGGTAGTATCATATTCGCACACATAGCTGTTACTGCTCAAATCCCTAAGAGCTTCTTGCAAGTAATATTTGATTATCCATTCAATCAAGCAGGCGCAGACAAGGTAATCGCGCTGATTGATAAAGATAATGAAAAGGCTTCTAGATTGGTCGAACATATGGGTTTTAGACTTGTGGAACAAGACAAGATAAAGCTTTATGAGATGAACAAATCTGAATGCAAATGGTTAAACGCAGTGATGCGCAGGGGGTAATATGGGTAGCTCAGTCGGACAGTTAGCAGGTGGTGCAACGGGGTTTATGGTCGGTGGGCCAGTCGGGGCAATGGCAGGTAGTGCATTAGGTGGTGCTCTCATGGGCACGCCTGAAATGCCAGCATCTCCAGACTATGTAGGCGCAGCCAAAGCTACCGCTCAAGGCAACCTGCAAATGGCACGAGAAGCAGCAGCCGCCAATCGTGTCAACCAAGTAGGCCCATATGGAAGCCTGCAATACACTCAAACTGGTAAAGATGCCCAAGGCAATCCGATGTGGACTGCTACACAGTCCCTTTCTCCAGAGCAGCAAAAACTCTATGAACAGCAAACCGGACTAAGCCAAGGGCTACTTGGTGCTGCACAGCAAGGCATGGGGAATGTAGACGTTAGCGGAGTGGATCAATCTCAACTTCCAAGCTACGGAATCAACCCTGGGGAAAACTACACTGATGCAATGATGCGCCAGATGCAGCCTCAACTAGAGAGGGATCAGGCATCACTTAATCAAAATTTAGCCAATCAGGGTATAGGCATAGGTTCGGAAGCCTATAACACCGCACAGCAACAACAAAGCGATGCCGCAAACCGTGCCAGACTCCAAGCTGTAACAGGCGGGATGCAGACTGGCCTTGCCGCTAATCAACAGGCATTCGGTCAAGCCGCACAGAACAAGCAACTGCCGGTTAATCTGATTAACGCCCTCCGTGGTGGTTCTCAGGTGCAAAGCCAGAATTACATCCAAGCTCCCCAGCAAGCTACCACAGCAGGGCCTGATATGTTGAGCGCGGCCAATATGTCAGGCCAAGCAGCCCAAAACCAATACAATGCCAAGATGGGACAGCAAAATGCCATGATGGGCGGATTATTCAGTCTGGGTGCTGGCGCTCTGTCTGGTGGTTATTTCTGAGGATAAAATTATGCCAATGATTGACTTAACCGACCCAAACGCGCAAACAGATCAAACCCAACTTGATCGCCGTATCAAGATGGCTGAGATGCTAAGACAGCAATCTATGCAATCAGACCAGCAACAAATGGCTGGCGGATATGTATTGCCATATAACCCATTGCAAGGCGCTGCAAAGCTCTTAAACGCTTATTCTGCAAACAAAATAGAAACAGAGACAGACAAACAGCGTAAAGAGATGGTTCAGCAAAAAAACCAGAAAATTGCGGACGCGCTGAAAAACTACGGCAAAGTAAACGAGGTTTCTACCGAGGTGGGCGATATGTCCAACAGAGACCCATCACAGGGAATTTACAATTACAAGCAAACCTCAAGAGCCGCTACGCCACAAGAGCAAATGCAGCAAGATTACCAGCTTTCCCAGCTTGACCCTGCATTCTCTAAAGTGCTGGAGTCACGTGCTGCTCGTGAGGATGCACAACAGGCTAGACTTGACCAGTTAAGGGCGCAACAAGAACTGCGGAAAGATGCGGCTCAAAATGCAGCACAGCCTTATTATCAGCCTTTGCAGACTGCCCAAGGGGTATATGCTTTTAACTCAAGAACTGGCCGAGCCGAACCTGTAGGAACTTCTGGCGCTCAATTGGTAGGCGCTCAATTTGACCCAACATTGCAAGGTAAGCTTTCTGGTGCTAAAGCCCACGGAAGCGAAACAGGTAAGGGAACCGGAGAGGCTGTAGTAAAACTGGAAGATATTAACTCCATGATGCCAAGGTTAGATTCCCTTACCAAAGAACTTAGCGGATTAGGCAAAAAAGCAACATACACAGCAGTAGGTCAAGTTGCTGATGCGGCAAGGCGGCAAGCTGGCCTTCCTGTTGGGGAATCGGCGATTGCTCGGAAAGAATACATATCAAAAGTTGATAACGAAGTATTGCCATTGCTGCGCCAGACATTCGGAGCTGCCTTTACAGAGCGCGAAGGTGAGGCACTACGTGCGACATTGGGTGATCCTAATGCTTCACCGGAAGAAAAAGACGCAGTTCTTAAATCCTTCATCGAGACAAAACGAGGGCAGATACAATCTTTGGAGCGCAGGACTGGCGCAAGCCCAACCGCGCCAGCTATGCCACCTTCTGGTGGTGCTAAATTCTTGGGGTTTGAATAATGCCTATAGCTCGATTCCAGATGCCCGATGGAAGGGTGGCACGGTTTGAAGTGCCAGAGGGAACTACGCCTGAACAAGCGCAGATGATGATGGGTGAGCACTTTGCACAGCCACAAGCTCAACCACAAGCCCCTCAGCCACAAGTGCAAGATCAAGCAACGCTCGGACAAGAGGCGCAAGCGTCTATTCCTGGCCGTTTTCTTCAAGGTTTGCGTGATCCCATAGACCAAGCCGCTGCAATGCTTCCCAAAGGATTGGAGGCCGTGACTTCTGGCTTCGGAACGGTTCCAAATCCAGTATCTAAATTTTTCGGCGGTGAGGCCGGAAGAGTGCAGGATATTAACAAAGCAAACGAGCAAGCCTATCAACAAGCCAAACAAGCCACCGGAACAAGTGGAATAGACGCTGCTCGATTTGTAGGCAATGTTGCAAGCCCTGCTAACCTTGCGATTGCTTCTAAACTCCCTGTTGCCGCGACCCTTGGCCAAAAGATGCTGCAAGGTGCAGGAATTGGCGCTGCTGGTGGCGCTTTGGGTGGCGAAGCTGATGTAAATTCACCTGATTACTGGAAAGAAAAGGGCGGCTCTGCTGCTTTGGGTGCTGCTTTAGGTGGTGTAATTCCTGCGGCTGTGCAAGGTGTTTCAAGGGTGGTTAAGCCAGAAGTCAATCCGAAGGTGTTGGAATTGCTCCGCCAAGGTGTAACCCCAACCCCTGGTCAGATCATGGGCGGCGCTGCTCAAAAGATGGAAGAAAAACTGCAAAGCGTGCCAATTTTCGGGGATATTATCACCCGTGCCAAGAATAAATCTGTTGAAGAATTCAATAAAGCAGCCTTGAATCGCGCCCTTTCTCCATTAGGTGAGAAGGTAGACGACATTGGCCGCGAAGGTGTGCAGCAAGTAAAACAGAAGCTCAAAGACGCTTACGATAAGTTACTGCCTAATATTGGCTTTACTCCTGACGCTCAATTTACCCAAGAATTCGCCACTGTTCAAAAGATGGCGCAAGGTCTAGGCGCACAAGAGCAGAAGAAGTTTCAGTCTATCATTGCCGATGCAATGAGCAAAGCAAGCCCTAACGGGTCTATGGATGGCGCTACGTTTAAGATCGTAGAAAGCAAGCTTTCAAAAGAAGCAAGCAAGTTTACCGGCTCAACTGATGCCTACCAAAAAGAACTTGGCGATGCTCTGAACGAAACATTGCGAGTAATGCGAGACACTCTGCCAAGGGTAAATCCCAATTATGCAGATGATCTTAAAGCTATCAACCAAGGCTATGCAAATTACACCCGCATCCGTCAAGCAGCATCATCTACGGCCACAGGTGCAAGGGAAGGCGTATTTACCCCTGCTCAACTAGCCCAAGCTATCAGGGCGCAGGATAAGTCAGCAGGAAAAGGCGCTAGTGCTACGGGCAAGGCTTTGATGCAGGATTTAGCCGAGCAAGGAACTAACGTGCTAGGCTCTAAAGTGCCCGATTCCGGAACGGCTGGAAGGTTGCTTCCTTTGGCTGGTGCTGGTGTGGCTGGCGCTACCGGAACATTATTGCCGGCTGCTGCTGGGTTAGGTATTGCGGCGCTTCCTTACCTTGGAAGAAAGACTGCGGCCAAGCTTATGACCGAACGCCCAGCAAGCGCGGCGGAATTGGCCAGACTGTTGAGAAGCGGCAGCCCTCTGTTGTCTGGCGCGGTTCCATTTGCTGTTGAGAATCAGTAAATAGATATAAGTACCTATAACGTAAGCAAGTATTTTCATAACAAAATTGTACCACAACGCCGCGAGGCGCATTGAAAGGAAAGACAAATGGCACGCAACGGTTCAGGAACATACAACCTTCCAGCAGGGAACCCCGTAGTTACGGGCACAACGATTAGCACAACATGGGCTAATAACACCCTAACGGACATCGGAACAGCCATAACGGGTTCTGTAGCAGCTGATGGTCAGACGCCTATCACGGCTAATCTACCAATGAGCGGTTACAAACTAACCGGATTGGGTGCCGGTGGTGTCGCTGGCGATTCAGTAAGGTATGAGCAATTCGCATCCCCTCCTGCTATTGGTGGAACGGCTCCTGCTGCCGGTGCGTTTACAACCCTGAGTGCAACTGGTGTAATTACCTCTACATTGGCAACAGGGACAGCCCCGTTTACCGTAGCCTCTACGACTGAGGTTGCTAACCTCAAGGCAGCTACCGCCACATTAGCAACAACTGCCACCACTGCAACTACTGCAAATGCACTCGCTGCCACTGCTGGCGTTAAGTTACCAACCATCACCGCTACCGTCGCTGCTAATGCCTTAACAATAGACATGACGGCAGGTTATATCGACTTCCGTGATGCCACATTAGGAAGTGGAACAGTAACAACTCTTCTTGTTGATCCTTCTGCTTTAGTAATATCTAGCGGGTCAACCCTAGGAACGGTATCTGGTAAATCATCAAGAATAGCTGTATTAGCGATTAACAATGCGGGCACGGGAGAATTAGCGGCAGTTAATGTTACTGGAGGGGTTGATTTATCTGAAACAGGGTTAATCTCTACAACTGCCGAAGGCGGGGCAGGAGCCGCTGATTCTGCTAGTGTGGCTTACTCAACAACTGCTAGAACTAATGTTGCATATAGAGTAATTGGATATGTTGAATCGACCCAAGCGACTGCTGGAACATGGGCAACAGCCCCTAGCACTATTCAAGGTATGGGTGGATACGCTTATAGAAATATCCCTGTTAATTCAACTGTTAGATTAAATACCGCTAATGGCTGGGGTTCAACAAATACTCGGATTCGCAGATTTACAACTATTGTAGAGAATTATGGGTCTGACATTACATATGCAGACAGTGCTGCTAATGGCGGGTCGTTTACTATCAATAATCCAGGCGTTTACTCGATAAGTTATTCAGATTCTTCTGCAACTGCTGCATCTTATTTTGGCATTAGTCTAAATTCAACCCAACTAACAACTAATTTTGGGTCAATTACTACAGCGGACAAACTTAATACTGGAATGGTGTCCTCGGTAAATGACACAATGAGCTGTTCTTGGACTGGATATTTAAATGCGGGAGATATAGTAAGGGCGCATGGGAATAACTCATCAATTGGAACAGCTCAACCACTCTTTACCATCACGAGGTGCTTATAATGCTTTCATTTAAAGATAGTAATGATGGATATTATGAATTTGCAGATGATGCTCCTACATCGTGGTATGCACATTTAACTCCTTGTGCGCCACAAGCCACTCAGCAGCCTACAGCACAAGAACAAATAGACGCAGAAAGACTTGGGATTGAGAACTACAAAGCCCTAATCCGCAGGGAAGCAGACGCTTTGGATGCAGCAGGAGAGCCGTACAAGGCAATTAAACTTTTGAAAACGATAGGAGAATAACATGGCACGAATTGGATATAGCGCAACAACAATCGGCGGAAAAATGGTAGCTGAAGCAGCAGACCATATCAGCAAGGCACAGGACTTGTTAGCACGAGCAAAGTCTCTTGCAGATAGTGTTTCCGGTGGTGGTGTAACCCCTGCTGCTTTGGAAGGCAGTGCTGAGTTTGGCGTTGTTGCTGGACAAGGCTCTAACTTCTATACCGCAATTGGGAATATGAAAACAAATGCAGCAACAGTATCTGATTCTGCACTAGCTGATATTGACCAGGGTGGTTAACAGATGACCATCCTATTAACAATCCTGTTGATGTTTGCTACTTGGGTATTCTTCCTTGCAGTGATGCATCTGCGTATCATTCGTGATACACATGGGTTCACAGTATGGAATCAGACTCCAGCTTGGCTTGTACTTCTCCTCGACCAGTTCTTGAGTTAAAAGCATATACCCCTTGGGCAGTCTGCAAAGGCTGATAATAAGGCTGTGCTGCATTTTGAGCAGCATCTTTCCGCAGTTCTTGTTGCATCCTTATCTGGTCAAGTCTAGCCTGTTGTGCATCCTCACGAGCAGCACGTGACTCCAGCACTTTAGAGAATGCAGGGTCAAGCTGGGAAAGCTGGTAATCCTGCTGCATTTGCTCTTGTGGCGTAGCGGCTCTTGAGGTTTGCTTGTAATTGTAAATTCCCTGTGATGGGTCTCTGTTGGACATATCGCCAATCTCGGTAGAAACCTCGTTTACTTTGCCGTAGTTTTTCAGAGCGTTAACAATCTTTTGGTTTTTTTGCTGCACCATCTCTTTGCGCTGTTTGTCTGTCTCTGTTTCTATTTTGTTTGCAGAATAAGCGTTTAAGAGCTTTGCAGCACCTTCTAATGGGTTATAAGGCAATACATACCCGCCAGCCATTTGTTGCTGGTCTGGTTGCATAGATTGCTGTCTTAGCATCTCAGCCATCTTGATACGCCGAT